GGTTCTTGGTTATTGGTTCTTGGTTCTTGGTTGGCATTGGGGGGTGTTTAAGGGGGGTAATAGGGGGGCTATCGCTACCCTTATGCCACCTTAATGCTGCACCTTTGCGACCCCCATCCTTCATAGCTTTGTATTTAGCTATTTCTTCATCAGCTCGCTTTAAATGCCAGGCATTATCTTGATAAATAAAAAATTCGGTAAGAATTGCGCCAACAATTTCAAAGCTAGACCTAACCTTGCGAGCCAGTTTTGATGTATCGGTAAAGGGTTCTTCAGTCTGATAGTAAAGGTCTATCATGCGCCTATAAGCTAAATCTTCCTCATCGGTCAAATGGCTTGTATGGCTCAAATAATCCCCAATATGGAATGGGTAAAAGTTCATCACTTAATCCTTTTTAAATAGGTCTGGTCTTAGCATCTCTCTGGTCAATTTGTAATTTGAAAGCTCCTCAATAGTCTTTAAATACTTAAATGGGATGTTGCTTTGACCCCACAAATATATGGTATTGGGCTTTACATCCAGCTTTTCAGCCAAGTCTTTGAGTGAGCCAAATTCAATCTTTAATAAATCCATTGGGTTCATATGATTCCTTTCTTAGTTTTGGGAACTATACCATAAATCTTTTAAAAACATTAAAAAAATGTTGTATTAGGGAAACTCCCTATAAAAAAGTTGTTGCAATCTGTTTTTTTCATGTATAGTTACACCTATGCAATAAATTTTTTTAACAAGTGATGAAGGGAAGTAAAAATGAAACTACTAGATGCAATCGGTGTAATTCTTTTAGGTGTATTGCTAGCTGCAATGTTTATCTACGGAGGGTTTTAATCATGGGTATGTCTAGACACGATGCTTACTATGAGCCTGATGACTACGATGATCGCACCGATGAGATCGAGGCAAGAGCTTGGGAACTAATGAAAGTTGGTGGCAAGTTTGATTACAGAACTTCAGGTGCAATATCAGAAGCCCTTGGTGACATGGGAGTAAAAGATTCTGAAAATTTACAAGCTGTGATTGATTCAGGTGACCATGAAGCCTTGGGTCGAAAACTAATATCAATGGCTTGTGAATACATGGAAGGCCATGCCAAATCTGTAGCAGAATTTGAAATTATTGATTGAGGAGAAAGTGATGACTACAAAACCTACAAAACCAGCAGCAATAGATTACAAAGAAGATGCAATTTGGAATCGATTTAATAAAGATGAGGCCCTGATTTCTCAGCTAATCATTCTTAAAAAGTATCTTGAAAATGAAGATTCCATCAAAGGCCATGCAGTATCAATGCTTGATGGATTGGTCGATAAATTGATTTGCGACCAGATTGATATGATTTCTGAAGCCAAAATACCATACTAAGGAGTAAGTGATGAAAACTTTTAATGAATTAAGACTTATCAATGTCAATGAACATACAGAAAGAAAAGGTAAATTTACCTACCTTTCTTGGACTTGGGCAGTAGACCAGCTTCTACAAAATGACCCATCAGCCACTTGGACTTTTGGTGACCCTGTTTACTTCAATGAATCAGTAATGGTTTTTTGCACAGTAACCGCTATGGGTAAGTCTATGACTTGCCAAATGCCTGTTATTAACAATATGAACAAGGCCATCTCCAACCCTAATGCAATGGATGTCAATACCGCTATGATGCGCTGTTTGGTTAAGTGCATTAGCTTGTTTGGCATTGGTCTATACATTTATGCTGGTGAAGATTTGCCTGATGAAGAAATGCTTGATTTAACAGCAGAGGCCGACAAATGGGTTTTAGCTATTAGTGGAACTAAGACTATGGATGAGCTTAAAGAAATCTATGGCGCAGCTTATAAAGCTCTCAGCAAAGACAAAACAGCAGTAGAAAAGATTGCTAGTGCCAAAGACCTTCAAAAAGGCACTTTAATGGCATTGCAAGCATGAGCTGGGCCGATAAAGTAGCCATTACAACAGTTGCAATAACTGCTGTAATTTTGATGACAATGATTAGATTAGCGATTAGATTGGGGGGTATATGACTACTTTTACTACTGAAGATAGGGTTGCTGTTGAACAAGGCACAGATGCCTGGCATCAACTTAGATTGGGCAAGGTTACAGCTTCTAGAGTAGCCGACATATTGGCTAAGACTAAAACAGGGCCATCCGCATCAAGACAGAATTACCTTATTGAATTAGCTTTACAGCGCACTACAGGCATCATTCAAGAATCTTACACCAATGCAAGCATGGAATGGGGTGTTCAAAATGAGGGAAATGCAAGGGTTTTATATGAAATCACTACCAATAATTTTGTCGATAGAATCGCTTTCATTGACCATCCTAGTATTAAGTGGTTTGGTTGTAGCCCTGATGGTCTTGTGTCTAATGGGGGGCTTGTGGAAATTAAGTGTCCTAATAGCACAACTCATTGGGAGTATTTCAAATTTAATAGACCGCCTCAAAAATATGTAATTCAGATGCAAGCGCAGATGGCCTGCACAGGCAGACAATGGTGCGACTTTGTAAGCTTTGACCCCAGGATGCCTGACCGAAGCCAGTTGCTAATTGTTCGAGTTGATAGGGATGAGGCTTTTATTGCTGAAATGGAAGCAGAAATTAAGAAGTTTTTAGATGAAGTGCAAACCGAAGTAAATTTGATGAAGGGAATTAAAGATGGGAATTGAATATTATTTAAAAGCTGCTGTATCTGAATATACCGACAAAGATGGGCAACAAAAAAAGCGGTATCAAACTGTTGGCATAGTTACCAAAACTAAAAAAGGTGACCTTATGGCTAAAATTGAAATGTTGCCTTTATTGGGTATGAAAGAAGGCGCATTTTGGTGTTATTTAAATGTCCCTGAAGATAAACCTGATACCAAAACTAATAACTTGGCTGACATGGAATCTGATATTCCTTTTTAAGGAGGCATTATGAATGAACATATATGGACTGCATCAGGAACAGATATTACAATTCGGTGGAAACTTCATGGTTGGATTCCACCATCAGAATTGCAAGAATATAAAGATAAATGGAAGTATTACCAAAATTTACCTTTAAGAAATCTAGATGATGCAGCTAAAGAACAGTATGAACAAGTAATGCGAAAAGCTAAAGTATTGAGGATTAAATAATGGCAACTAAATTAAAGGTACTTGTACCTGCTATAAAAGAAAAATCTGGCAAAGTGATAGTGGCTAAGTCAAAAGCTTATAGCCATGATGAACTTAAAAAGATGGTTGGTAAAGCAGCCAAAGGCGCAAAGCATGAATTTGAGCTTTCTAATGGTCGAATTGTGACTCGCAAAGTTGCAGCTAAAGTAGCTGAAAAAGCTGGCGAAGTACCTAAGTCTGTTGGAAAAAAACTTCACAGCCATGATTTGCGAAGGGCTGAAGGCATTAAAAAGAAAAAGATGTAATGACAGATGACCAATGCCTTATGTTTGGCCTTGCCATAATATTTGGCTTTGGCATCATTATTTTGTATTTAATCGGACAAGACTATGACAGATGAACCAGTTCCATTTGGAGGGAACTTAAAGACTCCATCAGATGATTGTGAAGAGGCATTCTTTGCGCTTTACCCAGACTTTTTCTATGAAGGCTCTACGGCCCTTAATTTATGGACTCAGGCTTGGTTTAATGCATTAGATTGGGTTGAAGATAATAAAAAACTAATTCAGCTTATATGAGAAAGAAAAAAATTCGAGTTACCTATGAATCTAGGTATAAAGAATTACTTAAAGATTATCAAAATGTATTAGATAAAATGGGAAAACAAACTGTCAGAATTATTAAGCTTCAAAAGCTAATTCGAGAAGCCCATTCTATTATGATGAATCATATAGACTTCAAAGAATAAAGGCAGTTAAGCCTACACTCAAGGATGCAACAAGTAAGGGCTTTTTAGGCTTTCGACCTTACAGTTAGTAGTTGCCAAATTGATGCCTTTATGCCCCTAATATATCCATAGCTTTATGGATTTTATTAATTCGGTCATCTAGGCCTAAAGTACCACCATTGATGCGCTTGGTCATAGTATTCCAATCTTCAGCCTCAGCAAGGGCATTTAAGCCCTTTTTGTTCCAAAACCAGCCAGCAGATAGGCAAGCCCACTCAGGCTCTAAAAGAAGGCTTGGTTCGCTTGTAAAAGGCTGTCCTAAGGCATCGCCACATACTTGGTAATTAGACCGCCCTGTTAGCTGTATAACCCCTCTGCCATGAAACTTCCAGCCATCGCCATCTTGGGTATTGCCAAGGTCGGCTCTACCGCCATAAACCTTGTTTGCAATCATTTCAGGGTTGTTTGCATACTTTTCGGCAGTATTGGCATCAGGGAATCGAGAGGGCCATACTCGCATCAAAGCCCCTGCGCTGTAATGAAGGTTTTCTTCTAAGGTTTTAAAGTTATTAGATTCATGCTGACATTGTCCAATAAAGGCAGCTTGTCGCTTTGGAGTATCTATGCCATATTTGGAAAAAGTATCATTTAAAGGTTTAAGCCATTTTTGGTCTATGCCAAGGGCTTGTAATTGCTCATTCGTCATTATCTGCTTGCCCTATTTTCACACCAGCTACCAACCCTACGAATGCACCAACCACCATTTGAAAGGCTGGTGTAATAGCTTCAAAAATTTTAGTATTGTCTATTTTATCGACAAAAAGACCTACAAGTAACACTCCCACCATAGACACAAGGATGAGAGTAAGTGTAATGGTAGCAAGTAAAGTGACATAAGCACTAAGTTCTTCTTTTTTCATTTGATTGCATCATATTGTTTATAACAAGCATCTAACCCTGCTCTTATTGTGTCTGCTCTGGCAGCTTCCCTGATAAGAAATTTTGCATCCTCGGCATAAAGGGTTGCCCCAGTTCCACCTTGTCCATTGCTGGCTTGGTCGGTGCGACTACTGCGCTTCCGCAGCTCGCTAATAGCATCGACAAGCTGGTTATTAATAGAATTGATTTGAGCATCTTTTGCCTTTCTAATTTCATCGGTAGCAAGCTGGGCTTCTCTTTCTTTCTTTTGAGTTTCTGCTATTTGGTCTGCTTTGTATTGAGCAAACCGACTAGCTTCAAAACTATAGCCCATATACCAAGAGCCAACTAATGCAATAACTGCTGCGCCAATCTTTATCCAAGTGAAAATGGGCAAAGGAAACATTACACAAGCCTTGGGCTAAAAGCAAAAGTAGCAGGGTAATCTTTGATTAGCTCTGTATTGTCATGCCATTGGTCAGGGGTAATAAAGCCAGGCTCAACTAAAGCTTTAATGTTCCATCCAAAGTTTAAATATAGAGTTTTGCCAAACATAGGCTTGTATAAGACCCATTGCCATAAACCATGACCTTTGACCAGTATGCTTCCAGGCTTAGTTGGGCTGCAATCTAAATCGCCTGTGTAACTCATGCCTGTAGAACCATCAAAGGTTTTAACTGCAAAGCCATAAAAAGGATTGCGCCAAAGCCAATGAACTTCTGACCACCAACAAGGAGGAAAGTTAACTTTAAATCCATCATCACCCCATAAACTATTGTCAGGGGTTTGAAACCAACTTAACCAGCTAAACAGTCTTGGCTCTGTAGCTTTTGCGGTTGCATTGTTAATCCAGCCATATTCGCCCTTACAAAATATAGGCAAAATGAAAGCCAATGGGTAAGTTAAAACTGTGCCAATAAGATTAATAATGACTAAGAATGGATAAAGTATGTAGCTCATTGAATACCTTCGCTGGTTTTAAATCTAAGAATAGCAACAACTATTCCAATTAATACCAAAACTAAACCATAGTATTTATCAGAAATAATATTTTGAAGGTTTGAAAAGTTATCATACAAAGCCCCAAATATAACAAGGGCCAAAGAAAACCACATAGTTTTAGAACTATGAACTCTTTTCATTTTCTAACAAAAAATATATCTGTTAAAAAGCTAATTACAGCACCAACAACAGAGGCTACACCCATTAAAGCCCAAAGACTGCCTTTAGACCTTTCAGCCATAACTAACAGTTCTTTTAAATCTTTTCTAATTTCAGTAAGTTCTGATTCCATAGACTCAACTTTGTTCCATAGAACACCATAGCGCACTAAATCAATAGAGCCTCGGTCATCCATTATGAACTCCATGTAGCAATCGGTTGTTTTGGGAATACAGGATTAGCTACAGGATTAACAGCATAACCTCTAACAATATTGCGATAAGCAATAAATTCAGCTTGATTAGTCAAATAAGGGTTATTTGTAGTGCTGGCAACATCAGGAATAGTGGCCCAATCTGTTGCATATAGCAAGGCACTAGCTTGTTGTTGGCAAGCAGCATTAGCAGCATTAGCATTCAAAATAGCTATTTCTGCATCACAAGCAGCTTTTGTAGGCTCTGCAATATCGGTGGAATACCATGACAAAGTTTCAAAATCATTGTCATTGGTCATGCTCCATTTAGCATTAGGGGTCAATGCTGTAATAGCATCTGCATAAGTAGCACTCATGATTCGTAAATCTCCAATAATGTAATGACAGCAGTTGCACCTAAACCAATATTACCTAAGTTTTTATTATAAGTAAGAGTTCCACCGCCTGCTGCCATATAAACTGTATAAGTTGTAGAAGCAGTAGTATTAGGAGTATCTAAATAAGAAAAAGAATTAGATGCTAATGTTTCGCCACCACTAATACTTCCCATAGTTGTAAAGACTGAGCCTGAACCAGCAAGGTTTGTAGTATTGCGATAAAGAGTAAATCCACTAAAGTTACCTGTAGAGCTATCAGCCCCAAAGCTAACTAAAGCTAATATTTTGCTATTTAAAGAGCTAGGAGTAATAGTAGCTGTATGGCCTGTAGTTACCAATGAGTTAGAAGTAGTGGATGCAGTTGTTGTAAATGTTTGCTGAACCATCTGAACAATGACTCCAGGGGCAGTTAATGCTCCTGTTACCGCCAATGTTCCTGAAACTGTAGCATTACCTATAACAGGCAAAGTACCACCTACTACATTCAAAATGCCATATAAATTGTCATAGGTAGCAATTTGATTATTGCCTGAATCAGTCAATACAAATTTATATGAATTTCCATTTGTTAACCAAATCTCTTGTGGAGGCCTGCCATCTGTTCCTAAAACAATAGGATTAGCATTTGCTGTGCTTCCTGAAGAAGTTGTATAAGTTGCTAAAGGAGTGCTTGAACCAGCTTGGTATGTATATAAAAGACCGCCAGCTAAAGGTAATCCTGTAGTTGTAAAAAATTGAAATCCATTACCAATGGGAGATAGTAAGACTGACATTATTGTTCCTTATATGTTGGATTTCCAGATAATAAGCCTCTAAGAGCTGTAGCTGGAACATTTTTAGTTCTAGATTCAAATTTAGGTATTTCACCCAATCTCATCATATCGGCAAGTTTAGCTACAGAATTATTCTTATTAATATTAGCAATTTGTTTTGCGCCAAAAGTGCTTCCAGATAACAAAGCAGCAGATAGATTTCCGCTTAAAGCATGAGTTCCTACTGTGCTTAAAACACCCATTACAGTATCAGGAGCAAATTTAGAAATAAGGTCTAAAGTTTTTTGAGTTGCGCTTCCTTTAGCAACTTGTTTTATTGCTTCTTGTTCTTCAGGTGTAAAAAGCCTCATGCGCTTATCATTTTTTGCCAAACTGTTCATTTGGTTTTTTAATGATGTTGATAAACTTTGATTAGTAAATTGAGCATCATTTACCATGTCATCAAAAATTTCAGCTTTTTTAAGTCTGGAATATTGAGTTCTAGCATCTTTCCATGCTTGAGCACCTTGAGGATTTCCAGCAGTTAAGTGTTGGTCTGGCGCATTTAAAACATAATCATCAAATTCATCTTTTAATTTTGAAGCCAACATTCTCACTTTAGGATTGCTAGAAACTTGCTCTCCAGCAATAATTTCTCTTAAAGCTTGTAACTCTAAATAATCTTTTGGCCTAGATGTATTTTTTAATTCATCTAATGCGCCTTTAATTCCTGAATAAGTGCTTGAATTTTCAGCATATCCAAATTGCCTTAAATCTTTACCAACTTGGTCCATATGAGCCGCGAATTTATCTGGAGCAAATTGAATGCCTGATTTTTCAGCTTGGCTATAAAGATTTTTTGCGGTAGCAGCAAGTTGTTCTTGAGAAGGCGCATTTAAAGACCTTTGCTTTAATGAAACTCCAAAAGGTGCGCCAACAGTAGCCCCAGCAAGCATAGCCAAATAGGGGTTGTCAGTTTTTTCATAAACAGCTTGTCCTGCCACAGCAGAAGGAATTGCAGCAGCAATTTGTGATTTAGGTGCAGCAGCAGCAGATTCAGCAACTCCTCTTACAAAAGGAGAAGCTGCTGTAGTAGCTAATCTAGTAACAGCAGGTAGTTCTGCAGCAGTTCCACCCATTGCACTACCAGCAGTTTCAATCATTCTTTCTGGGCCAGTTTGCGCTACAGGCAAACCAAGTCTAGTCATGTATTGTTGGATTAAATCGCTTGGCATTCCTAATTTAGGAATATTAGTGCCTGCAAATTTGTTTATGCCACCTGTAACAGCATTAATACCAGTATTTAATACATCACCAACAGGAAGTGCAACAGAGCCTACAAGAGCACCAGCAGGGCCTGCCAAAGTTCCACCAACAGCAGCACCAGTTACAGCAGGAGTAGCACCTCTAGCAAACAATCCAGCAGCTCTAGGCAAAGTTAAATTAGGCTTTGGTTGTAGTTCTGATTCTGGAATATTGGTACTTCCAGGCAAAGATTCTGGGCTTACAAAAAGTTTATTGTTTTCAGCAAGGTTTACACCTTCTAAAACTTTATCAAGATACTTTTCTGGGTCTTTAGTTTTAAATCCACCATAAGCTTTCATGGCCTTTACATAATCGCCACCATGCTCTTTATGCAGTTGGCTAATGTAATAGTCCATTGCAGCTCTAGCTTCATCTTTATTGAATGGATTAAACTCCACTCCTTGTTTGTGAAGCATGGCTACAGTTTCAGGCATAAATTGGCCTAAACCCATCGCACCAGAAGTAGGATTTACAGCAAGCGGATTGCCAGAACTTTCGGTTTGAATAACATTTTCCAAAAGCTTTGCTGGAGTTCCATAGCTTTTTTTAGTATCAAATTTGTTTGATTCTGGAGGTGTATAACCAGAAACTTGAACACCAGGTTTACCTGTTCCAGTTTTACCAGAACCAGGTAAAAGCGCAGGTGCTGCTAATGAATCTGGGTCTACAAAATCTAAAGCCATTATTTGCCCCTAGTAGCAATACCATTAATAACTCGCAAATCTTCTTGAGCTTTTTTATATCTTTCTGATTTTTCCCCACCAAGTTCTTTGGTAATTTGAGTCAATCCTTGTGGGTCAATGCCAGCATTTCTCTTGGCATCAGCCAATCTAATAGAGTCTAAATTTAAATTAGAGTTCCATTTTTGCTGATAATCATTCGCATAGATAGGGTTGTTATTGCTAATTGTTTGTGACTTGTCTACACCATGATTAAACATCTGAACACCATAAGCCAATGCTCTGTTATATCTAGAAGTATATTGAATGGCATCTGGATTCCAAGTAGTCTTACCTGCTGTTTGAACAGCTTGTTCAATTTGCTTCTGAGTACCGCCAGTAACACCCATTTTTCCTGCGCCATAAGCAGGATTTTGTGACAACAAATTGGTTTCATTGGTCAATACATGGCCCAAAATATCATAGTTTGCTGCAGGATTTCTAGTATTAAATTCAGGAATGCCAACATAGTTTCCTTTAAGAGCATTCCATAATTGAGCACCTTGACCAGTATCGGTAACTTGAGATAGTTGAATAGCTTGATTAGCAGCAGATTCAATCTGAACAGCTTTACCAGCTTGCTCTCTTGAAGTATTTACTAAATTATTACCAATTTCTAAATTGGTTGAAGTTTGAGGTGAAAGAGCAGAAACTGCTGGTCTTTGCTGATTTGCAGGTTTATTCATTTGGTCAGGTGTAACACCGCCTTGACCACCACCGCCTACAGCAGAACCACCTACTTGACCGCCACCACCTACTAAATACTTTGTGCCTGGAGGCAAGCCAGAATTGTCCCCAGGTTGAGCAACAAGCTCTGTGCCTGGTGTTAAACCTAATGCAGTTGCTTGGCCAGCTTGAGTTCCTGGTGTTTGAGAGGAAAGTAATTGATTTCCTGTAGCCAAAGGAGCAGTAACACCACCAAGATTGGTTTGAGATGCTTTTGGATAAAGTGCATCTAATTGACCTTGTGCATTTAAAGACCTAGCCATACTTTGTGCAAGCCAAGCTTTTAATTGAGATAAATTTCCACTTGCAGGAAGCCCTGCTAAAGCTTGTTGAACAGCAGCATCAGGAGTTCCTGCATTTTTTGCATGAACTTTTACTGAATCAATAATATCTTGAGCTGTTAAATCAGGCTTATTAATGAGCCTTTGTTGGTCTTGAATAGTATTGGTTAAATGAGCCTGAAAGTTTTGTAATTGCGAAGTATTTGCTTCAGCAGTTGCCTTTCTAGCATTGGCTTGCCCTTGTTCAATTTCAGAAGGCAATAAAGCTTTCTTTTTTTGAACTTCAAGATTTTTTCCAGTAAGGTCAAGAATATCTCCCAAAGAAGTAGCTTTAGGAGCATTTTGATTTCCATAAATACTAGGGTCAATAGTTTGACCTAATTGTGGAACTGAAACTCCGCTTGTGCTGATTGCCATAATTTATTCCTAAGCTATTTGAATTGGTGTAGATGGAGCTTGAATACCAAATCCACCACCTGTTCCACCAGAACCATAATAATTTGGGCTTGAATTACCAATGGTGTTTAAACTTGTTCCACCGCTAGGTATAGAAATTGGTGCATTATTACCACTATTCATTGCGCTATAAGCACCCATAGTGCCTATTGTATTGGCTGTGCTACCATAAATATTGCCTTGAGCAATTTGAGAAGCAGCAGTAGCATTGGCTGAACCTATTCCAAGATTTGCCACATTAGTTGCTGTTCCTAATTGAGCATTAGACTGTCCAGTTGTACCTGCAAGACCTAAATTAGCATTTGCCAAATCAATAGCAGCAATATTGCCTCTTTGAGCTTGAAAATTATTAAATGCATTTTGATAAGCATTTTGAGCATAATTTTGGGTATAGTCACTTAGTGACTTTAAAGCATTTCCACCTATAGCACCGCCAGAAGCATTGCTGGCATTTAAATTGGTCTTTTGTCCAATATCTAATCCAAAAGCATAATTAGGAGCTAAATTAGCATTTAAATCTTGATTGCTAAATTGTTCATTAAAATAAGGATTGCCAGAAGTAAGGCTTGCTAATGGAGTTGCGCCATAATTAGCATAAGGAATAAAATTTTGAGATGCTGTATTTCCAGCAGCAAGTATATTACTTTGCTGTTGTGTAGCAGCATTTGCTTGAGTTTGAGCAGCATTTTGTTGCCCTTGACTAGACAAATAACCTGCTGCAACTGAACCTACAACTACTGCTGTTGCGACTCCTGACATTTAATTTCTCCTTATTGCAAGATTTAGGGCTTGACGATAATCAATAGTAATTTCTTCCCCCAAATTACCGCCTTGGCATCCATTTATAGCCTTATTTGCCACTAAATCAATATTGCCATTATCCCTCAAAACCATAATTCCATTAGCATTTTTTGCATGATTTGTATATCTTCCTACAGGGGTTCTTTTGCCATCTATGCGAGCTGGAGCAATTACCTCTCCTTGAGCAATATTTCCTGTAGCAAATACACCTTTTCCATCAATTCTTGAATTAGCAATCATCATTTTGTAATTGCCAAAAGGCATGGGAATTTGGTCATCCATGTTTTCTGTCTGTTTTCTAACAGTTTCATGGTCAAAACCATATTCAGCAATAGCTAAATAATAATCAGCTACATCAGAAGAATGGTCTAAAGTTAATAATAAATTTTGAGCTTTTTGATTTTCTTGCCAAGTTATGCTTTTTTCAAGAAACATAGATTCAAGCTTTTCTACATCGGTTTCCAAAGTCGCATAAACATTTTGCCAAACCATTTTTTCATGAATATATCCAATTTTTCGACCTGGCTTTGAAACAAAAACTTGAGGAGCAATTAATTCATTTTTTGAGCCATCCTCATTGACCATTGTTACTCTACCAGAAATCATTATGTTTAAATGTTCGGTTTTTTGATAATGACCTATGGACAATGTACCAGCAGGAATGGTGACTTCTCGGATGTAGATATTAGGGCCAAAGCGATGCACTACAGGACAATCTACTTGTTCATGCTTTAAAAATTCAGCTTCTAATTGCTGAACTTTTTCTTCAGTTATAACTTGTAAACTAGACATTGTAATAAGGAACTTTATAAGGCTTACCAGCAACAGTAATATTGATAAATCCAGCAGGGTTAGTAGGCAATACTGCTGCGCCTTTGGAAGCATTAGGCGAGCTACTAAAATTTAGTAAATTCAAAAAATACTGTTGCCAAGACCTAGTTGGCATCTTTGTAGACTCATCTAGCAAAGGGGTCTGTGGATAAGGATTTAATTGAGAATTGCCATAAATCTGATTTGCCATTAGTTTTCCCCTTCTGTAGCTTTAAGGTTAGCTGACACAATTACAGCCTTAATAGGGTCAGAAACCGATACCTCAAAGATTCTATCCCTAGACCAGCCTAATCTGCGCCAAATAGCTCGATTTTGATATTTGCCAATTTTGCCAATACTGACCCAATGTTCATTAGACCAAGTAGAACCGCCATCATTTGACCATCTGAGCATTGCTTGTGGGTTTTTTCCTTGCCCTGTAGATAAGCCTACACCAGGCTGAAACTGAATTTGCATTTCATCAAAATATTGCCTTTGCAAGTCAGTTACTAAATGAGGGCATCTTCGCAATCTGCGAATTTCACCGCCATTGTCTGTGTAGTTATTAGGGTCTAACTCATAAATATTGCCATTTTGCCAATCCCCTACAAGAACCATATCTTGAAAGTTTGCTTGGCAATTTGACCGATGGCGATGGTAAACATTATTGGAGTCTACCCATAACCACTTATGCCACATTTGAGTGGATAAGTCATAGCACCAAGTCAAATCAAGGGTTGGGAAAGAAAGAACATAAACTTCATGGCCTTCTTGTTGATAAGTATAGGCAACAGCATCTTTAATATACTTATTAACTAAAGTATTTTCTACAGCATGGGTTGATATTCTTTGTGGAAAATATCCATTCATTTGAACAATTTCAGCTTGACCACGATTATTCTTAGACAAATAAGCAAAAGAATTACCTAGTTTTGCTACTGAAAACTGAGCTGCCACACCATGCTGACTTGAGCTTCCTGGAATGCGCTGAAAAGGAAATGGGAAAGTTCCAACATCCGACCATACTTCTGTAGTGGTATCGCCTAATAAAAAGACTTGTCCATTGCTTGCAATGATTGACACTAAATTATCTGGGCCAGTAAATTTGCTTGCAAAAGACAAACCATAAGTTACTGGAGAAAGGATATTAGAAGCAGCCCATTGTTGAGTATTAGGCTTGTTGTAAATAAAATAGTTATCAATAATATCTACTACATTAGCACCTTGAAATGCGCCATCTGTGCTTGGAATAACTGCAAAATTTACAGCATACATAGTTTCTGAGCTTACAGATTGATTAGGGCTTACTGTATAGTTTCCTGTTCCACCTGAACCTGTACCAAAAGTAAGATTAAGGGTTAACCCTGAACCTGAACCAGTAGTGCTTGTAGAAGCTGCATTGGATGGTGTAGAAGTATAAGAGCCAGGATAGGTTAAAGATAGCGAAGAAACAGCACCTGAGCCTCCTATGCCTGTTACTGTAAAGTAAGCTGCGCTTTGTCCATAAACACCGCCTAAAACATATACAACATCATTTATGGCATATCCTGTGCCTGCTGTAGCAATGCTTCCGCTTAATACTGTTCCTGTGCCTAATGCACTTACAAAAGTATTTGGGGTTACTCCATTGCCTACTATTGCTTGCCCTGGATAGATTTGTCCTGTAAACATATAGTTCACAGTCATTTGGCTTCCTGAAATAGAAGCATTAAATGAACCACCTGAAGCATTAGAATTAAATGCTCTGCTAGTTAAATTTAAAGAGGTGTTAATTTGATAAGTTCCGACACCGCCTGTGCCAGAGCTAGTAATAATTACCCCTAAACCAGTTCCTAAGCCATACAAAGACTGACCTTGAATAATTCTGCCTTCTCTAATGGAGGTAACAGTTAAAGTTGTTCCTGAAATAGAGCCAGTAAAAGAACAAGCATCAGGTTGGCTTATGCGCCATGTATAGCGATTATTGCCATCAACAATATATGCGCTAATGCCATTATCTGTAATGCTGACAGGGCCAGTAGAGGTATTTAGAATACCGACTACATAAGGTGTAAATTCAGAATCTAAAACATAGACATAAATGCCACAAACCGCCATTAAATAATTGCCACCTGATAAAGCTTGCATTCCACGAACAGAATCTTGATTAGCAAATTGAACTAAGGAAGTAAGCCCTGGAGTTGGATAAAGCGCAACTACACCTCTTTCACCCTGAGCTTTTAAAGGGTCAATTTCAGGTCTAAAGTTGATACATTCCTGAGCATCTTGATAGATACTAGGAGCTTCATAAGATGGGCCTACAAATCCAAAGTCAGCCATTATCTAAAGAATCCTCCGCTTAGAATCCATCCTGCATCTTTTGCTCTGCCTACCAACATAGAATCAGGGTAACCAGCAGCAGCAATCGGTTGCATATTGTTGCGCTTAATTGTTGACTTAGATTGTGCAGCATAAGCATTAATCATGCTAATTTGAGTTGGAGAAGCTTTGCCATACATCGGCATAAGTCTTTCAGCAAGATTCCATCTAAGAGCCATTGCATAGCCTTGTGGAAGCGAAATAGTGTCATATAGACTTGTATAGTTGCTAAAAATGGTAGATGAGAACATATGCATCTCACCTTGTGATGGATTAGGCCATACAAAAATATTGCCTGATTCGGCATTAGGATTGTAATAAAGGGCTTTAGGCCAAGGGCCATTCAAAGTCTTTAAACCAATCTGGTTGTAGTTTTCAAGGGCAAGAATAGCTACTTGATAGTCTAAACCACCATTTTGCACAGCCTGACCATTGCTCTGAGTATTTACACGAACATAAGCTTGGTCAATAAATAAAGGCTTTTGGTAATAAGCAGTAATGGTTTCTGAGCTTACAGGACTTGTATAAGTAATGTTTAGCTTATAAGTTCCTGTTTCGTTTACTTGACCGCCAGCACCAGTTAAGAACTGAACAATCTTAGTTCCTGAGGTTATTCCTGAACCACTAAGGGTTTGCCCTTGGGCTATTGCGCCTGTAGTTAAACCAGTAACAGTAAGAATATTGCCTGTAATTGAGCCTGTAAAAGTAGCTCCTACAAAGTTTTGTGTGCTTGGATTTGGCCCAATAGTGTATTGAGTTTGCCCTGAAATTAATGGAAATATGATTTCTGTGGTGTTATAAACCATCATATCTTCGTTAGACCATTGGTCTATAAGGTCATTGAGCATATCAAAAGCATCTTGAGCAGCTTCAGGAGTTGGTGTTTCACCAGCTTCTAATGCGCCAATGTCTTTTAAGGCTCTGCTAATAATATCAATCGGCAATGTCATAATTGTTCCTAAGCATTAGGGGTAAATACTTGAGGCAGCCAAGGCAGAACCGCATCAGTTTTAATATTTAAAGCATCTAACTGTTTATCTAGTTGAGCAGTTATGTGACATTTATCGTCACGAACAGCTTCCGATTCAATCCATTTAGCAATAATATCTTCTGTTACTTCATTAAAAGGTATTTTATTACTAGGAGAGTCAAAATACCAATATCCTTCGGTTTCTACTAAATTATTTTCATCAGTAGCAGTTATATGGTACTTAGCACTAAGAATGACTTCATCCTTAGCAGTAATTTCTGTAATTTTCCAAGTATATGTTGTCATGCTGTGTATGTTCCTGAGCTTGTAAATGTATGGATAGTGTTGCCACCAGCAGAGGTGATTGTTCCTCCTGTGCCTCGTTGACTGCCTGAATAACTAATAATAACTATTCCTGAACCGCCATTACCGCCTTGCGATTGAGTTCCTTGGTCAGGGCCTCCACCACCACCACCGCCTGTGTTAGCTGTTCCATTACCGCCATTACCAGTATTGTTA